GGGCACCTTGGCTAGTCTGCCGCCGGTCTTGCATGCCGACACGGGTATTGACCACGACGGGCATGGCATTTTAGTTGTCTGTGCCAGCCCCCCTGTTAGCTGTTTAGCAGTTCGTGTATCCACGAGACGTTACTCCTCGGTCTTAGGTTTAGTTTGATTGAGCACCTGACGTGCTGCTTTCATGCTGAAGTCAATCGCACGATCTGACGCTTGCGACTCCCACAACGTGGTCAGGTTGTCCAATGCGTTCCACAGTAGGTGATTGTCATCAGCCAGCTGGTCCATCGCTTCGTCCCAGTTTTGGGGTTTCATCTCACACCTCCGTTAGAGAAAACAACAACACAAAGAAAACCCACGACAACAGCACTGCGAGCAGTGCCGCGCCGATGATCTGAAGTGCCTTGAATGCGAGCGGTTTCATTTGACCAACCCTCCCTTGTTGTTGAGACCGGTCAGATCACGCCGGTCGGTGATCAGCATGTAGTTGCTCTTATGCATGGGTGCTACGCACCACGATGCGCGTTCCAGTTGTGCCACCTCTTCGCCGCAGGGCAGACAGGTGTGGTAGCCTAGCGTCCAACGATTGATGTCTACATCATCTCCGCACCAGCTGCAGTTGGTCTCTTGCGTGGTTGACATATCGCCTCCGTAGTTAGTGCCTCGTGTTGGCACGAGACGTTAGTTAAACAGCACTCTAAAAACTTCTTCCACCTACAAGTCCTATTATACGGGAAAGGGGTCTATAGGTCAAGTCTATATGTAAAATTATTAAATAGTGTAAAGTTACGGGATTTTGGGGGTTTATAAGTGCTTGATTTATAACGTGTTCCACTTGTTCCGCTTGTTCCAATTTTTAACTTTACAAAAGATTCAAAATACTTTACTAATTGGGTGTAATGAAAAAGTGGGTTAAGTTGTTGTTTTTATTTATTTATTTAACATTATTATTATAATATTTATAAGTAAACTATGTATAGTTTGTTCCGTTGTTCCAGAAAAAATGGGGTATATATGCCGGTAAAAAGGCACTATTTAACTTGACGTATATCACACTTGCCAACGCACTCTTGCTGACCCCGAAAATCTCATGCTGTTTTACCCCCCTATACCCCAAAAAAGCTGGAACAGTGGAACAACTGGACTTATTCCGAACTTTTCTTGTTTAAAATCAACAACTTAATATGTCCAATTTGTATCTAATGTAAAATGGAACAAGAAATAACGGCGGAACATTGGAACAAACTAGTTAATCTTGTTACCAATCAATGAGTTAGCATGGCATAAAGTCTTAATTAGCATCTCGTGTCGGGGCGAGACACTAATTAGTGTTGTCACTGCTCAGTTGACGGCGCGTAACATGTAATTGACAGGCGTGGCGCACACCACGCGCGCGCACACACAAGTAACTGGCATCGCTGGCCGCGAGGCCAAAAAAAAGCCCGACCATTTCTGGCCGGGCTTTGTGTTGCTAGGTTTTACTTCAGGGCATTGAAGAACGCGGCCCATGCAGCTTTGAGTTTCTCAACACCGACCGCCGTAGGATCGCCACGAGACAGTGCGACCTTGTTTTGCTTTTCCGTGGTCTCGCACAATTTTTTCATGCGATCCGCGAATGCTTTGGTCTCGCCACGTTCACGCTTGGTTTTGACCTTAAACAGATCATTCCAGCGATCCGACCGGTATACGCCGAACTTCTCACGCCATGCGCCGACGATCTTTTTGAGCGCCGGTTTCAGACGTCCATACTCATGCGTAGAGAATGCCATAGCATACGCCACGCCTACTTCGACTACTTCGCCCTTTGCAGGGGCATCCGCTGCGACTGGAATATAGGTATCCTCCCCTTCGCGAATGTAACGCACTGCAGGATGCAGTTCGTTGTAGCGCATCATATAACCGGCAAAAACCTCATCGCGCGCCTCTTCGGGCACCTTATCCTTATCGGACGTGCCCACCATTGCAACGAACTTAGCGCGAAACGCGCCATCCAGATCACGATGCTTCGCGTGACGGAAACCCAAATCCTTCAAGGACTGGACGTTATCCAGCGCATCGGTAACTGCCTGTGATACTTTGGCTTTATTAGCCATGTCGTGCTCCTCATGTCGTTATGGCGCGCTTCCGATTGGCCCGCATTGCCCTGTCGACGTTTTGAATTCTAGGCTATATAGCCTCTCGTGTCAAGGCGAGACACTATCTAGCGCCCGCCGCTGGCCACGCCCACACGACGCGCGCGGCAACAATAACTGGCATCAAAAGCTTGGGGGCAAAAAAGAAGGGAGCCCGAAGGCTCCCTTTGGGTCAGTCTGGTTCGATTGGCTCGTCTACGTCTGCCTGTGTGTAGCCAACCAGAATCTCAGGCCTGTATCGAGCTAACTTCTCGTTGATGCAGTCCCCGCATACCCGAGTCAGCGGTATGCCCTGTGCATCGTATTCCCACCAGCTACCGTCATATTTGGTGTGGCGTTTGCATTTCATTTCTCATCTCCTTCTATCAGAAATATAGCGCTGGTTGCGAACCCAGCCGCAAACAACAGCAGCTGGGCTATATAAACACCATCGATCATCTCGTTAGCCACGATGACGGCGAATGCACACATCACACCTGCTAAGAATTTATACATGTGACACCTCCAAAAGGCGGGGCCCGAGGGCCCCTGTTGGTTAGATTCGCAAGCCCGTGTTTAGATCGAGCTCGCCTTTCTTCGGCGGCGCCGCTTTATTGCATATGGTTCTGAGCTCGTGATACAGCTCATAATCCGCAATGAATCCAGCGGCATGCAATTCCACCGTATCCCGTATACGCCCGATGAATCTCTCATCATACGGGAACAAATCAAACTGCCCGTCTAGCGCAGCAGACTGCGCTAGTCTTTTTGATGTATCCATGATTGCTCCTCATGTCTCAGGTAGCGCGCTTCCGATTGGCTCGCATTGCCCCGTCGACGTTTTACATTCTACACGACACACCGAATTTGTCAAGGCGCGCGACCCTACCGCCCCCCGACCCCCCGGATTGGCTTTGGAGTCCCGCCTGCCGCCCCTTACCCCAAGCGCCGCACAAATAATCCGCAAAATTTCCAAATATTGACCCCCACCCCCTTACTTTACAAATACCCCCCGTTAGGGACTCCTAACCTCCTGCCAATTTTTGGAGCGATCGTGCCAAAATTAAGAACACCCCCCGTTAAGGACTCCTACCTCCTTTTAAAATACCGTGGTATATTCGTAAAAACTGTGGATGACCCACTGCATGGATGACTGCCAAATAGTTCCCCAACTGGACGAGGACATTCCTCTCCCTGCTTCTGCATTGGAAGCACTGCCTGAACTATCCCCGCAAGAAGAATTACAGATGCGGGCGCGCACAATCAAACTAATTTCCGACCTGACTGGTAAATCTATCGCCCCAACAGGGGACGAAGCAGAGCAGGCGACTGCTCTTGCGCGCAAAATGATTGAAGACCCAGAGCTGCGGCCCGATTTTGCGACCTACCCCAATGAAACAATTGCATATTTAGCGGGGATGGTTACGCAAATGAACCATCAAATCGTCAATGAGCTGTCAGATTTGAAGCTCTACGTGGTGAATAAGCTGGTGTTTGAAGTCGAACATGCAAAAGATGCCAAGTCGCGCATCAGTGCGCTGTCAAAACTGGGCGAAATCGATGGTGTTGATGCCTTCAAGAAACGTACCGAGATGACAGTGAAGGTACTACCGATCGAAGAAGTAGAAAAAGAGCTGATGCAGACGCTCGAACTGATAGAAGACGTCGATTACAAGCAGGTTGAGAACCAGTCTGGCGTATGAACACGCTAACGCTTACCCCGGAGGACATTTCTCGTCTAAGAGCGGCACTGCCGACCATGCCGGAGAATAAAAAACGCCGTACTGCTGAGCTTCTGAAGAAATATCATGAAGAACTAGTCCGAAGCGTGGGCAAAGAATCGTTTCTTGACTTCGTAAAGCACGTCTACCCCGGGTATAAGATCGGTCCACACCATCGCAGACTCGCAGAAATCTTCGAGGACATTGCAAACGGGATAAAAAGACGGGTTATTGTCAATATTGCACCCCGTCACGGTAAATCTGAGCTGATTTCCTACCTTGCACCTGCATGGTTCTTGGGGAAACACCCCCATAAGAAGGTAATTATGGCCTCACACACAGCTGATCTGGCCGTGAACTTCGGTCGTAGAGTGCGAAATCTAGTCGGCTCAGACTCATACAAAGACATCTTCCCGCAGGTTGAACTGCAGGCTGACTCTAAATCAGCATCCCGATGGGGAACCAACTTCAACGGCGAATATTTTGCCATTGGTGTTGGTGGCGCACTCGCAGGGCGCGGTGCTGATCTTTTTATTATTGACGACCCCCACTCCGAGCAGGAGGCAAAGCAAGGGCGGTCCGACGTATTTGAACCCGCGTGGGAATGGTTTCAGTCAGGCCCGATTCAACGACTGATGCCGGGCGGTGCCATCATCGTCGTAATGACGCGTTGGAGCAAGCTCGATCTGACGGGAAAAATCGTTGATCACATGGTCAGAAACGAAGATGCAGATGATTGGGAAGTTGTAGAGTTCCCTGCTGTGTTGGATGACAAGCCTCTGTGGCCCGACTTCTGGACAATAGAAGAATTGTTGGGCAAACGCGCTAGCATGGACCCGCGTTATTGGCAAGCCCAATATATGCAGAACCCAACATCAGAAGAAGGTGCTCTGATAAAACGGGAGTGGTGGCAAATTTGGGAAAAAGAATCCCCTCCCCAATGCGAGTATATGATCATGGCGCTGGATGCTGCACAAGAAACCAACAGCCGTGCTGACTATAACGCTCTGACGACGTGGGGCGTTTTCTTCAATGAAGACGTGAATAACTATAACATCATTTTGCTCAACAGCATAAAAGAACGGATGGAGTTTCCCGAGCTGAAGGACATGGTCTTTGAGCAGTATAAAGAGTGGAACCCGGATACGTTCATCGTTGAGAAGAAGTCTAACGGAGCCGCCCTGTATCAGGAGATGCGGAGGATGGGTATGCCGATAGGCGAGTTTACGCCGGGTAAGGGCAACGACAAGATATCTAGGGTTAATGCTGTCAGTGATCTGTTTCGTAGCGGCATAGTATGGGCCCCGGACACCCGCTGGGCGAGAGAGCTGATCGAGGAATGTAATGATTTTCCAAGCGGAAGTAACGACGACTTGGTAGACTCGACAACACTTGCGCTGATGCGATTTCGGCAGGGGGGATTTATACGCTTGCCGTCAGACGAGGCGGAACCGGTGCGGCAGTTCAAGCGACGCAGGCAGGCAGGATACTATTAGGAGTTTACGGAATGGCTAAGTCTCTTGTAAACGAGAAATCTCTGCGGGCCGCATATCAGCTGCTCAAGGTGACGACGTTCAAGGACGTGAAGCTACCGATTGCCGGTAGGGTGACTTTTAGAGCAGCAAAGCTGAAGAAGTATCATGCATTATACGAGTGGCCCGAACATGTAATGACCGTGAATGTGGACACAGAGGCCTTGTCGGATATGCTAAAGATTGTTGCGCACGAAATGATACACATAGCACTAGAGCACAACGCCAAGTGTGATCACGACCATCACGACGAGAATTTCATTGAGATGGCTAATCAGGTCTGCAGAGACCTGAAATGGGACGGCGGCGTTTTGTAAGACAATTTTTTAAGGATAAATCATGGCAATAGACAAAGCGCTGTACGAGGCCCCGCAAGGGTTGGACGCACTGGTGATCCCCGGTGCCGAGGTAGAGATTGAGATCGAGCTCCCCGGTGCTGAGGACGAGCAACCGACGATGGCTGAAGAAGACGAGTTCGGTGAGAACCTTGCCGAGAAGATCGACGACAACACCTTGCAGACGATGGCTGCAGAACTGTATGGCCACTACGACGCCGATATTCGTAGCCGCAAGGACTGGATGGAGACCTACGTCAAAGGCTTGAAGCTGCTGGGCCTGAAGTATGAGGAGCGCAGTGAGCCGTGGTCTGGCGCGTGTGGTGTGTTCCACCCCATGATCATGGAGAGCGCGGTTAAGTTCCAGTCTGAGACCATCATGGAGACGTTTCCTGCAGCAGGCCCGGTTAAGACGCAGATCGTCGGTAAGGACACCAAGGAGAAGGAAGAAGCTGCTGTCCGCGTCAAAGAAGATATGAACTACCAGCTCACCGAGGTGATGCAGGAGTATCGCCCCGAGCATGAGCGGATGCTGTTCGCCCTGTGTCTGGCGGGTAACGCGTTCAAGAAGGTGTATTTCGACCCCTCGCTCAACCGCCAAGTCTCCATGTTCGTGCCCGCCGAGGACATAGTCGTGCCCTATGGCGCGTCAGACCTTAATAGCACTCCGCGTGTAACCCACCGGATGCGCAAGACCAAGAACGAGCTCCGCAAGCTACAGGTGGCTGGGTTCTATTGCGACTGTGATCTGGGCGACCCGGTTAAAGTACTGGATGACATCGAGAAGCAAAAGGCAGAAGAACAAGGGTTCAGCGCCGAGGTAGACGACCGCTATCAGTTACTGGAGATGTGTGTTGATCTGGACTTAGAGCTATACGACTTCACGGACAAATACGCCAAGAAGATGGATGGCGTAGCCGTGCCGTATATCGTGACGATTGAGAAGGGCACCCAGAAAGTATTGGCTATCCGTCGCAACTGGCTGGAGGACGATGAGACCAAACAGAAGCGCCAGCACTTTGTGCACTACGGCTATATCCCCGGCTTTGGCTTCTACTGCTTCGGGTTGATTCACCTGATTGGTGGTCACGCCAATGCGGCCACTTCGCTGATGCGTCAACTGGTTGATGCGGGTACGCTGGCGAACCTGCCGGGGGGCTTCAAGTCTCGTGGCCTGCGTGTAAAGGGTGACGATACACCGATCGCTCCGGGCGAGTTCCGTGACGTCGATGTGCCGAGCGGCACCATGCGGGACAACATCCTGCCCCTGCCGTATAAAGAACCGAGCCAGACCCTCGTGATGCTGATGGACAAGATCGTCGCGGACGCCCAGCGGTTCGCAGCCACAGCAGATATGAAGGTGTCGGACATGTCAGCCCAAGCCCCCGTCGGGACAACTTTGGCAATTCTGGAGCGGATGCTGAAGATCATGAGCGCTGTTCAGGCTCGCATCCACTACGCGATGAAGCAGGAGTTCAAGCTCCTCAAAGACATCATCCGTGACAACACCCCCGAGGAGTACAGCTACGAGCCGGAGGTGGGTGACCGCAAGGCTAAACGTTCGGACTATGACATGGTGGAGGTGATCCCGGTCTCTGACCCGAACGCGGCGACAATGAGCCAGAAAGTTGTGCAGTATCAGGCCGTGATGCAGCTCGCGCAGGGTGCTCCGCAGATTTATGACCTGAAGTTCCTGCACCGCCAGATGCTTGAAGTCTTGGGCATCAAAAACGCTGCCAAGCTGGTGCCGACCGACGACGACCAGAAGCCGACCGATCCGGTGACGGAGAACATGAACATCCTGATGGCCAAGCCGGTGAAAGCGTTCATGTATCAGGACCACGAGGCGCACATTGCTGTGCATATGGCGGCCATTCGCGACCCGAAGATTGCGGCAATCATGGGCCAAAACCCGATGGCGCAGACCATCATGGCTGCAGCCGCAGCACACATTACCGAGCACGTCGCCTTCCAGTATCGTCGGGAGATCGAGAAACAGCTTGGTAGCGCCTTGCCCAACCCCGAAGAGCAGCTGCCGGAGGATATTGAAGTCGCTCTGTCACAGCTCACCGCACAGGCTGCCAGCAGGCTCCTGCAGAAAGACCAAGCCGAGGCCGCAGCACAACAGGCCGCGCAGCAGGCCCAAGACCCGCTTATCCAGATGCAGATGAAAGAGTTGGCCATCAAGGAGCAGGAGGTCCAGCTCAAAGTGCAGAAACAACAACAGGACGCGGCTTTCAGGGAGAAACAGCTGGCCGCTACATCTGCTGCCAAGGCCGACGAGCTGGCGATCAAAGAGAAAGATCAGATCATCCGCGCAGCTTCTGAGTCCGATCGTGGTGACCGGGAAGAAGCCCGGGATAAGCAGAAGATAAATCTGGAAATCAGCAAACTCTTACGTGAATCCACTAGGAACAAATAATGGACGGCATTGAACTGCTCCTCAAGCGTAACGACGAGGAGCGCAAAGCGTTAATCGAAGTCATCGTTTCAGGCGGTGTGAGTGACTTTGAGAATTACAAACACATTTGCGGGGTAATTCGGGGTCTCGACCTTGCGGATGAACATATTAGAGACCTTGCAAAAAGGATGAAAGACGATGACGACAACGACTGAGCAGGTGCCCCAAACCGCACTTGAACAGAAGTGGGCCGCAGATAGTGCAGAAGCAGAACGTAAGGCTAAGCAATTGCCTGACCCGCAGGGATACCGAATCCTGTGCGCAATACCGGAGTTCGAGAATAAGTACGACAGCGGCATCATCAAGGCGGATATCACCCTGCAGCACGAGGAGATTCTGACCACGGTGCTGTTCATCGTGAAACTCGGTCCGGATGCGTACAAAGACCCGG